ATCATTGGCTTACTCGCAAGACCACTAAAAGAACCGTCATGACCATACCATATAATGCTACTAAGTCATCCTCACGGATATACATTAGAGAAGCATTAAGGGAACAAGGTCACGAACCTACACCTGAGCAAGTCTCAATTGTAGTAGAAGCGGTTTATAAAAGTATGGATGCAATAGTCCCTGGCCCAATGCGTGTAATGCGTTGGATCAAAACACACGTAGGACAGTATATCCGTAATGGAGCTACTGAAGTCGAATGGACTACACCTTCTGGGTTTGTAGTCAATCAACAACGAAACAAGAGAGAGACAGAGAGATTAGATTTACAACTATTAGGTAGGACTCAAGTTAGTCTTACTGTAGGTAAAGGAGAGCCGTGTCCAACACGTCATAAGTCTAGTACTGCTCCTAATCTAATACACTCTTTGGATGCATCAATACTGCACTGTTCCTTTCAAGAGTTCAATGAACCATTCACAGTCATCCATGATTCAATCCTTGCTAGAGCAGGAGACATGGGAGAAATCAATAGACTTGTGCGAGAGACCTACCAACGGATCTTCACACAGGACTGCTGGCTTACACGATTTGGAGAAATTATCCAAGCAACAGAACCGCCGCCAATCGTCGGAACATTAGATCCTAAGATTGTCGCAGATTCCACTTACTTTTTCTGTTAATGAGCACTACACACGTCACAAAAGAGCCTGTCATATTAGAGGGTTTTCAAGCTATCTTAAAACCTGGAGAGTATGGACACAAGTTGTCTGCACTTGTCTCTAAGGATCTAGTCGATGTACTAGAGGATGAGCGAGAGAGCTGTCTTGAATGGGCTAGAAACAGAGCAAAGAATCCTAAGAGAGTGACTGTTAAGCACCCTCCTTGGGAAGAAGTTGAAGGGTCTGATCAATATCAGATTAAATTCAGCTGGAAACAAGGCGATAAGATTACCCCAACTATCGTAGATACTGAAGGTACACTTATCACAGATACAAATACCCCTGTTTACAGTGGTAGTAAGGTTAAGCTAGCTTTCATTCAGAAACCTTATCTACTACCTGCTGGTGACATAGGCACATCCGTTAAACTAAAATCAGTACAGATTGTTAGTATACAAGGTGGAGCTGGTGTCTCAGATGAAGGTAACTTAAGTGCAGAGGATGCTGTTGGTCTCTTTGGTACATCCAAAGGATTTAAGACTAATGACCCTGCACCTAGAGTAGATGCAACACCTAGTTCAATTGAACCGGATGAGGATTTCTAATGAGGAGCGGCCTTGAAAGACAGGTTGCTGAATTACTAGATAAGTTAAAGATCGACTATGAGTATGAGGACACTAAGCTCCCATATATTATAGAGCATACATATACTCCTGACTTTAGGGTTGGTGATGTATATCTTGAGACTAAAGGGTATTTCGATGCACCCAGTCGTCGCAAGATGCTGGCAGTTAAGAAAGCGAATCCCGATCTAGATATTCGACTTGTCTTTCAAGCACCTCACAATAAAATAAATAAAAAATCAAAGACCACTTATGCCAAGTGGGCCAGTAAAAATGGCTTCCCTTGGTGCGCATATTATGCAATCCCCACAAGCTGGCTCGGAATCGGAGTTTCTTTACCACCTTCCGTGTCCTAACTGTGGATCATCTGATGCTAACAGCATGTATACAGATGGTCATACCTATTGCTTTGTATGCCATCATCGTACATCTGGTACAGATGAAATTCCACCATCATCTACCGCACCACCGATAATGCTTAAAGGAACCCCCGTAGCATTAAGAAAGCGCGGGTTAACTGAAGAAATTTGCCGCAAGTATCGTATCCACAAGGATGGAGACACACTGCGAATGCACTACTTCGATAAAGCAGGTAATGTAGTAGCGGCTAAAGTAAAGACTAAGGACAAGAAGTTCTGGATGGAAGGTGATAATACTGACCACCAACTTTTTGGACAAAATTTAATTCCTGATACGGGAAGAAGATTAACAATTTACGAAGGAGAATTAGATGCCGCTAGTGGATATGCTGCGCAACCTACCTGGCCTCACGTCTCTATCCCACATGGAGCTGCGGGAGCTAAGAAGGATTTACAGAAAGTATTACCCCTTCTCCAGGGCTATGAAGAGATTGTCCTGTTCTTTGACGGTGACACTGCTGGTATTCAAGCTGCGCAAGACTGCGCTGCTATATTACCTCCTGGGAAGGCGAAGATTGCGCGACTGGAAAAGTACAAGGATGCATCCGATGCTCTTCAGCAAGGAGACATGGATGCGATTCGACGAGCTATCTACGATGCAAAAACGTACCGTCCTGATGGAATTGTTGAAGGGAAATCCTTAAAGGAATTAGTTAGCACACCTAATTTAAAATGTATTCATGAGTACCCTTTCAAAGGACTTAACGAGAAACTACACGGGATCCGGTATGGGGAACTTATCACCATTACTAGTGGCACTGGTTCAGGAAAGACCAGCTTCTGTCGTAACCTTACAACTCACCTCTTGCAAAAAGGGGAACGGGTTGGGGTCTTGGAACTTGAAGCAGGTAATAGAAACACAGCCCTCGGAATAATGTCCTGTGCAGTGGGACAACCACTACACATCGGCGACCATGACAAAGAAGAAATCGAGCAGCACTTTCTGGCTTCTCTTGCCAATTATGATCTCTACCTTTTTGATGGTTTCGGTTCTTTTGAACCGGATACTATCTATCAACGTATCGAATACATGGCCAGTGGATTGGAGTGTCGTATTATATTCCTCGATCACATCTCTATACTCCTTAGTGGGTTAGAAGGTGATGAGCGTAGAATGATAGACCAGACCATGACCAAGTTACGATCATTAGTAGAGAGAACTGGTATAACACTATTTTTAGTATCGCACTTAAGGAGAGCGAGTAATGACAAACACGCTCACGAAGAAGGCGGGAGAGTTAACTTGTCCAGCCTCAGAGGATCTCACAGCATTGCTCAAATATCAGATACGGTCATTGCCCTCGAAAGAGACCAGCAAGCCGGAGCTTCTGGAGATGGCACGACTGTTAGAATCCTTAAAAATCGTTATTCAGGTGAGACTGGGCAGGCTTCGATAATAAACTACGATTTAAACACTTGCAGATTCACAGAACATGAAGCTACGGAAACAGAGTTTAACCCAACCACAGATTTCTAAGCATGAAGTAGTGCATGAATCAGAGAAGACTCGCCACGATGTCTATGTACATCCTTGGTATGAGTTTATCAACAGACCACAACCACCTACAGATGAAGCTGTTAAGAAGGCTGAGTTTGTAGACAAAACATACAAATGGACACCAAAAGCCCGTTAAATCTCGCCTTTGACATTGAGACAGATGGGTTTGAATCCAAACGAGTACATTGTATTGTCATACAAGACATTGACAATGGAATCATTGAAGAGTTTAATGATGAGCCCTATGGGGATGGTACTGACGATATTAAAGAGAATGCTCCGATGAGGGGCAGCTATTCCCTGTGTAATGGGATGAGTACTTTAATGGCAGCTACTAATATCATTTCACATAATGGTATTGGGTATGATGTACCACAACTACAAAAGCACTACCCTTTCTTTAGGGAGTTGATGACACCTCATTGGGATACGCTTATCTTAAGCCGCTATTTCCATCCGAACTTACTAGACATTGATAAGAAGCGTAAGTGGCCTATGATGCCAGTTAGCTTATATGGATCACATAGTCTAGAAGCATACGGCTATCGTCTTAAATGTTTTAAAGGTGAGTTCGCAAAGACTACTGACTGGGCTGAATGGAGTCCAGACATGCAGGAATACTGCAAACAAGACGTCGCTGTCCTAACAAAACTATGGAAACATTTCCAAAAATACCTGAACCCGTCATCCTAGAACATCAAATCGCTGAGATGATGCAAGATCAGAAGCGCGTAGGATGGCCGTTCGATGTTCGTAAGGCTCAAGAGCTAGAGAACACATTAATGAACAAGCTAGAAGGTCTTAGAGCACAAGCTCAGGGGCTTTGTAGATATGTACCTGGTAACCTATTCACACCGAAACGTGATAACAAAACTCAAGGCTATATAGCTGGTGCAGAATTGCAAAGGCTTAAGGATTTTAATCCTAGTAGCAGAGATCATGTATCATGGTTACTCAAACAAAAAGGATGGACACCATCTAAGCTTACCGCTACAGGTAAAGCTGTTATAGATGAAGTTGTCTTAAAAGAAATTGGATCAGAAGAAGCATTATTATTTCTAGGTATACTGGAAACACAGAAGAAACTAGGAATGCTCTCACAAGGAAATAATGCGTGGTTAAAGTTGGTCAAGAATGGCAGGCTTCACCACTCCTGTTTTATCGGTGCATCCACACACCGAATGGCACACGCTAGGCCAAATCTGGCGCAGGTAAGTTCCGACACTGATTGTCGGGAGTTATTTATAACAAAACCTGGTTGGAAACTTATAGATAGTGACCTTGCAGGCATTGAGTTAAGAATGTTTGCGCATTACCTAGCCCGTTACGACGGTGGTAGATATGCAGATGTATTGCTCAATGGAGATATTCACCAAGAAAATGCAGACAAAATCGGCGTTACACGCAAGCAAGTCAAGACAATTTCGTACGCATTCTTGTACGGGGCGGGAGATCGTAAGATCGGAAGATCGTATGACAGCAGCCTTCCAGAGGACAAGGCGACATCGAAGGGCAAGGAGATTAGGAAAGCTTACCTCGACGCCATCCCAGGTCTGGATAAACTTGTTAAAGCTACCAAAGAAGTTGCTAAGGCAGGTAGGATTAAGGGAATCGATGGTCGTTATATCCTCGTTGACTCAGGGCATAAAAGTCTCAACTTTTTACTCCAAGGGTCAGCGGCTACGATAGCGAAGCGTTGGTTATTATTAACCGCCGATAAATTACGTGACATCAAACACGAAAGGTACGCCTTTGTGCATGATGAGCAAGTATTAGGAAGTCCACCATCATCAAGTGAGGACGTTGCTTTTGCTTGTAAACTAGCAGCAATGGAATCTGGTGAATATTATAAAATAAGACTGCCTATAGAAGCTGATGCCAACATCGGTGATAATTGGGCAGAGGTACACTAATGCTATTAATAGATTCAGATTTTGTAGCTTACAAATCTGCTCAAGCTTGTGAAGAGTGTATTGATTTTGGAGATGATGTAGTTATTGCTCAATCTGATTTCAAAGAAACTCTTAAAGTATTTGAGCGTGAGCTACGAAAGATTACAACCGCTATGATGGATGATGAAATCATCTTATATTTTTCGAGCCCTAAGAATTTCAGGAAAGAAATTTTTCCGGATTACAAGGGCCACAGAAACCGCAGGAAGCCACTGGGGTATAAACGCTTGGTCAATCACTGCTGCGATAATTATAACGTGGTTATTAGGGACACCCTAGAAGCTGATGACTCACTAGGCATAGATGCTACGGCATACCCTAGTAAAGATACCGTTTTAGTTTCACCCGACAAAGACATGCGTCAGATACCAGGTGTCCTATGGGATATGACTAATGACGTAGAAGAAATCACTAAAGAAGATGGAGATCGATGGCACTTAATCCAAGCTCTAGCAGGAGATGCTACAGATGGATACTCAGGTTGTCCTGGGATAGGTGTTAAGCGAGCCTCTGATATACTAAACAAACATAAGTCACCTTGGAGTGCAGTTTGTAAGGCGTATGAAGACAAGGGATTATCTGACGATGATGCTTTGATGAATGCTAGGCTCGCTAAGATCCTCCAGCATGAAGATTACGACTACGATAAACAACAACCTATTTTATGGAGCCCCAATGGGAAGAAAAAAGAAAGATCCTGAAGCACCTTATTCAACTCCGTTACCTGGAGCCAAGCCTGGTCAAAACATAGCTAAAGGTAAGAAAAAAGACAAAGAAGCACCTTACTCAGATAACCCTACACCTGGAAAACCAGGTTGGAACTTAGCTTCAGGTAAGAAGAGACTACCTGGACCACCACCTGCGTAATGGGAATGACCAGTTTCTACAACCCACCATACTATAATCGTGGTAAAATACAGGTCTGGGATTTCATCCGAGATCAAGAATTAAATTACCATCTTGGCAACGTCATTAAGTATGTTTGTCGAGCTGGTCACAAAGGAGATCCTTTAGAAGATCTCGATAAAGCAATCCACTACCTCATCAACGAAAGAGATTACCAAAGACATGGCTCTAACAATCACTCCCGACATACATCACAGCTTCCT